ATCAAGTAGGTCAATTATTGATGTTGCACTAGTCAGGTTGATCTGGCGGTCAGCACCGTTGTAATCCACGTTCGCAGACACAACACGAAACAAGCCGTTTAACGGGCTAGACAAGTCATCAATGTCCTGATTCAACGCTTCCAGCATTTGTGCTTTAGGAAAACGCGGATTTAATACCACGATCGCACCAGCCGAGTGTGAAGCTGCGGTAGTTCCACCGTAGCCACGCTCAACCGTCAATGTTTTGTTACCGCTTGTTGCTTCCCAAACATAAATCAGTTCAGAATCAACCTCAAAAACTGTGCCAGCACGAAGCCCCGCCAACTCATAAGACATGACAAAAGACGTGTCATCAGAGTCAACAGATGACGCTAACTTATTTCGTTCCTCAACAGTTCCCGAAAGAAGTTGGCGTGACACCCGATCAAGGAGCGCACCAGCAGTAGACATTTACTTCTTTTTCTTAGCCTTCTTCATAGGCTTAGCCATCTTCTTCTTGGCTTTCTTGGCATCAGCCATACCCTTAGCGGTGTAAGGGAACTCCATCTTTCCGACCTTTGGCATAACACAACCTTTCGCTAGTTAGAAAAACAGATTACCATGCCTCAACAGTCCCACTTCCGCAAAGCCAAAGCCTTACGAGTAGGACGACCCTTGCTGTCTTTCATCGGACCTGGCATACCGCCCATACGCGCACAAAACGATTTACGTCGAGCGGCTGCTTTCGGTGACTTCTTAGCCTGTGAAGCAGAAACAGGTGGCTTCAAATTCATGCCCTGCTTCTTTGCTGACGCACGACCTTTAGCGTTCAAACCACCAGCAGGGTTCTTACCTTCCTTGCGTTGCCAAGCAGGAGTTTTAGCCACGCTTCTGAGCGGCCTTCATGTTGTCAATCAGGTTCGGGTAAGGACGGCCAGCCTTCTTCGCTGACGCTTTAGCCATAGCCTTCTTCTTAGGGGAAAGCTTCTTAGATTTCTTCTTAGGGTTTGGTCGATCCCAAACAGGCTTACTTGTGTTGTTCATACCAATGCTCCTGAATCTCTTAATACATCACGCACATTCAACACTACACGGTACTTTTGACCTGGTTTCAGATCAACATGATGCCTACCAATGTCGGCTTTCACCCTACGTTTCACCTCCACCTCACAGGTTGGTTCCAACGGTTGCCATTTTCCTGTCACCCTGTTCTCCGTAGGTTTCACCACCTGCAACAGTTGGTCGGCTGCCGTGTCCCAGTTGAACGCTGCTGTTTCACCAGCATAGATTTCTGCCTGCTCCCGATACCTGTCACGGTTGTCATACAGGTCTTTGATCGCACTAAATATCGCATCAAATTCAGGTTCATCCCAATCACCCATATCTTTCCAAGTTCCCTCGTTCGTTGGCACAGAACGGGTAGGGATGCGGTGGGTTGCTAGATCAGAGAACTCTCGATGACCATGCGCGTCAGACAAAACCGTTGGCACACCGGCAGAGATTGCCTGTAATGGCATCAACCCGAAACCTTCACCACGGGACACCGAAATGAAACAGTCAGCAGAACGAACCAAATCTGCTTCATCCTCAACAGTCATCCACTTGTTATGGATCACCACGTTTGGGTAAACAAGATTGTCTGGCGCACACAAATATGGGGGAACGATCTTGATATGCAACTCTGCGTCAGGCAGATTCATTTCCAAGAACACTTTGAGTACCACGTCCAAACCTTTGCGATACCACTCAGACCCGCCACACAAAATCTTGAACTTGTCGTTCTGTGGCCGTCCCTTCGGATGCCAAACCTCACGATCAACCCCTAAAGGGATAACACGCACGTTGTCATGGAACTGTGAGAACAACTCCCAATTATGCAGCGAAGGCACAATCACCGTGTCAAACAGGGACAAGTATTCGGAGAACTCTGGTGGCAACCAGTTTGTCTCCCACATAGTCAACAATGCAGGGTTCTGACCCTCAACCCAGCCTTTGATTAGGTTAGGTCTAAGAGCGAACACCACCCGTTCAGCATCATCAACAAGGTTCACTTTGCTTGACAAAGCATCCCGTAAACCTGCAACCATTTTTCCGTACCCCACATGAGGTAGGTTCACCCCAACAAGGTTTAGGTATTTGGAACTATCCCCGTTTCGACCTGCCATTTTTCTTCTGCTCGTTTCTCAACCTGTGCTGAGCCATCAATGTTCTTAGGTTGAACACCGTTCTGCCTCATACGCTTGTATGCGTCTAGGTCTTTGTCTAGCACACGATCCTTTTGATTGATCGTCGCGACCCTAGCCTTACCGCCCCGTGACGGCATAGCATCAGCACCAATACCGATGTGAGAAATCTTGCAACCGAAGCATCCCTCAACGTCTAAACCTGGATGCGTTTCTTGATGTTTAACCACTTATGTACTCCCCGTATCCTGCTGCGGTTAGCGATGCTACCTCTGTGGCATCAACCTCAATGTCATGCCCACCGTAGTACACCTTTGCAACGGTGTCCATGTCTGATGGTTCGTTCTCGGTGTAGTTGCCGTTCGTCAACAGAAACACGTTCCTACCTCTAGCGGTCGGGCGAACATGAGCTGCTAAACGGTTGGCGAGGCGTTGCTCTTTAGATAGCACTAAACCTTTAGTGAAGTTCTCTGCGAGCGTGGGGCGCACGAAGTTGTCTGTGGGTGGTCTGAAAATTGCCATCAGGTGATGCTATCTCCAAAGCCTGCTGCGGTTAGTTCTGCGACTTCAGCGTCATCCAAGAAATGCAGACGACCACCATGCCACAGTTTCTCTACCTGACCTAGATCGCGCTGGTCAACGATGGTGTATTCACCTGTTTTGAGTTTGTAAAGGTTTCGTGCGCGAACACCCGAACGGTCGTAACGGCCTAAACGGTTCGCTGAGTCTCCACCACCAAAGTATCCCCCTGGATAGTTGTAGGTGTATGGGACACGGAAGATGTGGGATTTAATCCAACCACCATCAGTTTCACTACCTTGACCTGAACCTGTCGCAGTACGAATAAACAGGATGCCACTTAGCGTGGTTGATGAGCCTTCACCGGAACCCGTTGCGGTACGAATACTTACAAGAACATCAACTGCTGTCCCCGAACCTTCGCCCGAACCCGTAGCAGTACGTTTTGGGACGCGAATGAATGTGACAGCAGAATCCCCTAATCCGCTACCCACAGCCGTTCTAACAGGCGTAATCTGCCCTACTGCTGTATCAGAGCCAACACCTGATCCTGACGCTGTACGAGGCGCAATATGCAACCCCGTGGAATCCATCGTTCCAACACCCGAACCCGTTGCGGAACGAATAACAACAAGCAGTCCTACCGCAGTAGCACTTCCCGTACCACTACCCGTAGCGATTCTTGCGCGAAGAACATTCCCTGACGCTGACGCTGTACCAACACCCGAACCAGTCGCAATAGCGACACCAACCCGCACACCCGTAGCAGTTTCACTACCAACACCAAAACCAGTAGCGGTTCTTAGTTTTGTCTTAAAACCTATGGCAGTTTCAGTACCAAGACCTGAACCTGTGGCAGTACGAGATTTACCCGCGCCAACATAAAACCTGTTCGTCCCCTTGAACGGTTCAGAGAACCCGACAACTGCTGTCAAAGTCATAAGGGGTTATCCCCTACCGACTAGTCGAGCGACAGCGTGAGAGAAGTAATTTGAAAAGTGTCACCCGCAGTCACGGCAGCAGATGAGGAAAGCGCACCAGTCCACAAACAGTTGCCCGAAGTAACGGCATCCCACAACGACCAATGGCTATAAGTTTCTGTAGCAGCAACGTTCGTCCATTCAATAGTTGCTGAAGTCGCAATAGCACCAGACGACGCGGTAGCCCAAGCAGCAACCTTACGAGTTGTTTCAGATGCAGCATTAGAAGTCCCATCCTCACCAGCATCACCCGTATGCAACTTCACATACACGTTTGAAGGAATAGTCCACGCAGTCTTGCCCGTGGTGTGTTCAAGGATTTTCAGTTCCGCATAATTAGAAATCGACATATAAACCTTTCGCTGGAAAGACTATACCAAATACAAAAAGTGGGGCAACCGAGCGAGGGGACTCGGCTACCCCACATCTTGTGGAGGATTAAACGAACCTAACTAATTAGGCTGCGTTTGCACCAATGCTGGATGACGACTCAATGCGACGCAACGAAGCTTCGCGGAAGCGACCGTAGCCACCGAGCCAATACCAACCGATTGGATTGAAACGCATAAGCGAGTCAACCACTGGGCCGCGAACGACCTTCGGAACCATGCCGTTGCCGTCAACCTGGCTGTAAGCCTTAGCCAACGCCTGACGACCCATGATGTGTGTGCAATACACGTCAATCGTTCCAGTTGTGCTGGTTCCGTTTGATGCGTTGGTGAACACCTTTGCGCGAGGGGTTTCAATGAATCGTACTGATTCAAAGGTTCCGATTTCGCCGTTGTAGATGTTCTGTGTATCAACAGCTACGTGAGGTGCGTTCCATGATGCGTTGCCGGTTTCACGACGAAGGTCGTACGACACGTCAGGATGGATGTAACCCATGTAGTAACCATTGAACGTTGCAACGTTTGCACCACGCAAAGCAGCAGTCTGCTTACGGATGTCGTTTGCTTCAATGATGTCTTCTGCTGCAACCGTTACACGGCTTGAAGGATCAGATGATCCACCGCCACCGTAAGCAACGTTGTCACCGCCAGCAAGCACGTCGCGAACAACCTTGTCGATTGAGTCACCAGCGTTGTAACCGATAAGGTTCGCTGCTGCTGCATCAACGTCCAAGAACGAAGTTCCACGGAGTTTTGCGG